AAGTTAACAAGTCGTCAACCGTTTCAAATTCAGCGCCGTATGGATATGTGATAGTCTTGTCGTTAAAATAATTTCTAGGCACTTGAGCACTAACCGTATCAATTGCAATAGTATCAAATATTCCTAACTTAGGAGCTGATGTAATGAAGTATGCATTGACTTGTTTATTACCATAAACTCTGAAACCATTATTAGATATTTGAATAATAACTGGGCTATAGATTAATGTATCTGTTGGTTGGTTGTTGTACAACAACACTGAATAACTATCTTCAGGAACTAGTAATGAATTCGCTGATGCTGAACCCATTTCTAACATAAAGTTCAACAATGTCTTATCACTAAATCCTGCCATTCTGTAAGAAAGTCTTACATCAGAATTAGTAAACAAATCAACGATTTGGCTGGTGCCGTTCATACCAAATTGTTTTTGATAATCAATAATCCAGTTCAAGTAACTATGTTCAGCAGCAGTGGCATCAGTTCCATAGAAATTTAATAGATTATTAGGATCACCAATGTTTGTACGTAACCTACCATAGACTAGCCATTGTCCAAACTCTTGATTATGTGAATATACATCCAAATCAATGTTGTATGTAAAGAACTTAGCTGGGCGCATCAATGCTGCAATTTTCATCAAATCAAACGGCCATGCGCTACTTGAACGATATGAGTACTCAGTAGGACCCATGTCGCCTACTTTCCAATTATTTTTAAATTGTTCAAAGTTATAGCTACCTATGAAGTTGCTGAACGGTAATATCAAATTACCTTGATTGTCAACAGGAATCATAGATAATAGATCAGGTCTAATGCGTTGTTTGTTAATATATGAATCACCGTTGTTATAGACAAAACCATTACTAATGTCTGTCCACATTACTGTGTTTTCACTTGTATAAGGTGCTGCACCGTAATAACTATCCCACCATGTTGGTTTAATTGTTAACCCTAACATTTCCCACGGGCGTGTGTGAGGGTATACAGTGTCGTATAACCATAGATAGATGCCCTTCCAGTTGCCAGAAGTTAACAATGATCCATCTGATTTTAAACTACTACCTGAATAGTTCCATGTTTTCTCATTGAACGCATCATAATTCTGTGTTGTATAATTAATACGATTCGTACCAACCCAGTTTAAAAACAATGTTGAATAAACTGAAAGATAGTCGTTGTATGTGTAGCCAACATCTCTGTCTTTACCTGGTACTAGTTGATCTAGTCCAACTGAAACAGAACTGGAAACTTTTAAGTTGTTAAAGACTCGTAATTCAAATTCTAACAATACTTTGTCACGTAAGTCAGTCAACAATTCATTGACATAATCTCCATATAATTTAGTCTGAGAACCATCGTGACCTCTGATAAAGTATGTTGGAGTTGTGTATGTGTCATCCAATACTACTTCTGGGATGAATGCAGGATACAATCCAAGTTTAGTTGGAGTGCTAGGTACAAAATTACCATATGTTTGTGCATATTCATTGATTGTGATAGTATCGTTTGGTAACAAATCTGCAACAATTTCTAATCTTGCAGTAGTGTCAGAAACAATATAATCAATACCCCTTACCAATTGCGTAATCGTTGTACCTTGGTCTACCGTAGTGCGTGTTAAATAAACCAAGACACTATTGTAATTTGCTTTAGTAAAGTCATATATCTGATTCAATTGAAAGAATGAGATAGGTAGATTAGTTTTAAAGCTGTATGTGTTTGAATATGTAGGTGTTTTACATGGGAGCATATCGCTCCAAAAAAACGAACTAGAATCTAAACCAGATGCAGTTAAGAATCCAAGTATGGTATCTAACAAACCAGGCGCAGGTTGTGTTAAATCAATGTTAAGTGTATCAATACTAGAAACTAGTAAATTCTTAAACTTGTCATATTCATATGCATTGAATGTAGTTGCATTAAAGAAATTATAGTCATTGTTTCTAATGAATGCGGCAGGTAAAACCAATGGTGCACTATTCTGAACAATACGAGTACCAAATGGTACTAGATTACCTAAATCTCTGTAGTTGTTTGCACCAAATGCAATACCGGTAAGAGTAGATATGTTGTTGCAAATACTCTTATAATGTCCACGAACATCACCCAATGTGATAGAACCAATCGCCTGATTGAAAGGATTGCTTTCTAGTGTAGGTGGGATTTCATAATAACCTATCTTACTTACTTGGTCACTATATAGCATAATCACAACAGGTGTTCCAATTTCAGGAGTAGTTGTTAATGTAACTGTTGTACTATTGCTAGTTGTAGTAACTGTGTAACCAGTTGGATCCAAACGTACATTGTCTGAATAAACAACAATGGTAGGCCACTTAGTGGTTGCAGGATCTTTCATTGCAATGTCTACAGTAAATGTAGGAGTTCCTGGAATTCCAGTATATTGCAAATCAAATACTTGATTTTGATAGCTTAAATCAGCAGCAGTTTGCCAACCAATCTTTCTAATAAAATTAGTGTTTGAAGTATATTCGTATGCATATGCGGTTTTAACTAACGCAGTAGTAGATACACCGTTCAATGAGTAGTTAAAGGTATCGCTATTCAGGGAAATATTAAATTCAACATCACCTAAGTTGTTGATACTTGTGTAGCTGATAGGGAATCCTAAGATAGAATCGTTTGTGCCAGTGCCCTTTTTGTATTCAAGTAATGTACAACCAACAAAGCTAGAACTTGGGTAGCTATGTGGGTCACCTAAGCTGTTGCCTAGATAGTCAAACAAATCGAACAAAGGTGGTTGATTGATATTGTTTTTCTGTTGTGATTCGTTCCATTCAGAACCATCAAAATAGAATGTCTTGCCACCAAACGTGTCACCTGACAATACAGAAATCATATCGTTAAACTTGATATCTACAACAGGTACTAAAACGATTTCTGGTTGTACAGTAATAGTTGTTGCTGTGTTACCAAATATACCTGGATCCGCTGGATACAACAAAGTCACTGATGATTGTGTGCTATCAGTAACAATGTATGTTCCGTTATAGCTAGAATTAGAGTTACCTGCTACAGTGTAATATCTACCAACTGTTGGTGGAACTGTAGTTTGTGGAATAGCAAAACGAACTTGAGTATCAATTTTTCTGAGTACTGTTGTTAATGTATTTGAATTTGTAGGAGCAACAGTCTCGACCTGTGCTTCATAAATTTTACTTCTAACTTCTAAGTTATTATCTGCTGCAAAAATAATTCTAGTACCATTAGTGATAGCACTAGTAGAACCATCAGGTCTGAAACTTACTTGACCGGCAACTTGATTAAATGCGTCATATGAGTTATTGTCAATGTATGTTACTGCACCACAATCTACAGAACCATAATTAAATAATTTTAAATTTGGATAGAACTCTAAGATTGGGCGCTTAGCCATACTTGATGAATTACTTAATGCTGCGCTTGCTAACGGTGCAGACACATTATTTGCAATAGTGAGTTTCAATACATCAGCGTGAAACCAACGATTGCTACGGCTCCATGCATTTCTATTCAATGCCCCGCGATTAATAGTCAAGTAATCTTGATCTACTGGTAATCTAACAGTAGTGTCTCCTACAGTAATAACTTGAGCAAATTGTTCAGGAACTGACAGTGCTGATTCAGGTACCAGCACGATGCTAGAACCTACGCCCTCAACATAATAGTTATCTTGTAAGTATGATTCTGGAACTACATTACCTTGGAATGTGATCTTTAAACCATTTGTGAAAGTAATACCGTTAGGGCTAGTGTAAGTTGTTTTGCCTAAAATATTGTTAACGTCAATGTAAGATGATGTTGCCGTATCAACTAATTTGATTACACCGACTTTATTTGGGTCTGTACCATCTTGGTAATACAATGTGTCATATGATGCAGTAACAATAGGAATCAAAGAAATGTAATCATATGAGTTTTTAACAAACTCTCTACCAATATATTCTGTACCTGTTCTGATTAGAATAGCTTCATTATCTGGTAATAAGCCAGCTTCTGATAATTGTATTGTGCTTACCCCATCAACTAGTACATATGAAACTGTATAGTAATGTTTGTTGATTTGTGTGATTGAACCACTGATAGTACCAGTGTCTAGTGGTGCAGCACCATAGAAAATGATTGTTTTGTTATCTAAGTAACCAACCCCATCAATAGTAACATCCTGTGCAGGCATGTCTTGTAAGTCTGCAAAATTCATCGTAGCTACTAAATCAACTTCTAATCCTTTAGGATATACCATTGAGTTTTGTGCATCACTAAAAGGTACATTAAAAGTAAGTGTACCATTCATTATACCGTTATTACTAACACCAAAAATTTCTCTAGTTGATTGATTTACTCTTGCACTATCAATTCCAGATGTACCGGGAATAGTTTGAATCCAAAAGTCAGTATTTTGATTAATATTGAATTCATATGTTCCACCACGAACTAATGTAATCTCAGGGTTACCCTGAGACAACGCAAACTTATCAGAAACAAAGGTATAGTCAATCCCAGTAGACGTTACTGTATATGTTAATTGACTATAATTAACAGAATTCGTGACAGTTACTGCTTCAGGACCTTCTGGAATCCAGTAGTACTGACTATAGTTAATCATTTTATCTAAGTCAACAAAACTATCCCATGAGTAGAATTCACTGGAAAATAATAAGTTGTGGTTGTCAGTTGCGGCACCATTCAATTTTAGTGCATCAATGATACCTGGATATGTTAATACATCAACTGCCTTACTAGTACCAGTTTTTGTGAAAACAATACTAGGTTCCAATTGATAGTTAGTACGGATACTATTTGGTTCTTTGATATATTGATCTGTACTCTTGACTCCATAACCAAACTTACTACCAATAAAACCTTGCACTCTATTGAAGTCTGGTTGTTGAACCAACACATCTAACGTAGATGATAAAAATTGTTGGTTAGGTGTAGTTTGAAAAATCTCTGGTAAAAAATCAAGTGTTCTAATTGTTGCCATTTATATTACCTATATTATCCTGCAGGGGTCAATTCAGCCGGGGTCAATGCTGTGATTACTGTGATGTCTGATGCTGTAGCAGCACTGACAAAAATTTCATATGGGGCAGACTTAATTTCATATAAGTCACCAAATACTAATGTTGGATCACTTGGTACTAAGATAGCTGAACTAATCATATCTCCCATCTTAGAATGCAAGTATGCACTCAATTCGCTGAAATAGAATGTATCTCCAAAGTCCCAATTTGAAATATCAAAATATGCGTTAATGTTTGTCAATGCAGTTGTGATGATTTCACCATCACTTGCGTTTGTAGTGGATGCTTTTACAAGTTTGATTTTACCTTGTAACTCAGAAGGAGCTTTAGTTCCAAACAATGGTTTGAATTTTGCACAGTTTAAAATAATGCTGTCGGTTAACATCTTATAACTATTTAACTGATTATATTCTTGTGCTAATTCTGTTATTGTTGGTACTAATGGTTCACTTACTTTACCAGTAGTATCAGCTAACCAGTTTTGATAGCTAGTGTAGTAGCCTTGCGGCAACACATACAAATCAATAATGTTTGTAGTTGCCGGATCAACTCTATTAGAATCACCGGAGACATGTCTATATTGGAAGTACAATCCTTGACGACCAAATTTAACATTGTATGTTGGTGCTAATACCAAATCAACAATGTTACTATATGTTGGATCTTGAATTAGTTGATAGAAATTACCTTCAAGTACTGCATAGAATATCTGGCCAACCGGGTAGTCATATTTTACGTTGGCAATGTCACTTAGTGTTCCATAGCTATATTCTACATTAATAGATGCAACCATTTCATAACGTGTTAACAAGTTTGTATCGGTTACTTGGTTGAAGAATACAAATTGTCTTAGGTTCAATGCACCAAATTCAAATCCAGTTAGTTCATTAAAGAAGTCTGGGTTCTTGTTTGTACCCGGAACTGTCAATGCCGATGTTGAAACTTCAATAGAATAGTCATCAACATATCCATCACTTTCAATCATTTGACCAACTACTTCTAATTTTACATCTTGTGCGATTGGATAGTTTGATCCAAACTGACTGTTTGATTTCAAAACGGTGATTGTATCCTTCATTAATTCACCTGTGACAGAATCATAAATGATTTTGTCAGCATCAAATACAAATTTAATATTAGATACACTACCAAAATAATAGATTGTTGATCTATACGTTACTTGATATGAATTGTTACCTAAACTAGTAAACTTAACAAAGTAACTAGGGTCACTAATTGTGCTCATTGACCAACGCTCTTGGTTAGCTAACAATGAGTTGTTATAGACCAACGTGAAACTTTGATTCAATGTTATAGAAGTGATGATATTTTGAATCAATGTGTTACCAAACACGTTTGTGAATGATGGCATGATTGAAACTAAGATACAACCACTTGGCACTGGGTTTGTTAAAGTGATTGGCCCAACCCCAGTTGAAAGATTACCTTGACCAGCATTTGATCCATCACCTACTATATTTGATACGCTTGTCCAAATAACAGTAATATCACTAGGTCCAGGCAATCCTGGAACTAAACGATTGTTTGTGTCAAAGTAGAATCCGTCAGGAGGAATAAAACCTAGTAATGCTCCTTCAGTAATGTACTTGACTGTGTTACTTGCAGCTACGCCTACGTTAACTGCTTGACTCGCACCCGTGTTTGTTGTACTTAAAAAGAAACCTGTACATTCAGTTGCATCATTTGTTGTTTGATTCCAAAATACTTCACCAGTGCCGTAATCAGATTCAGCAAGATAACGTGTGAATTCTTGAACATAGAATTGATAAGAACGGTTACTGCTTAGGATGCTTGCTAAGTTATCTGTTAAAAATCTAACAATATCATTAGTAGTTGAAACTGTTAAATTGACAAAGCCATCATCAGTAATTTGGAATAAACCACCATCATCACTAAAATCATTAGTGCTTGAATAACGTGCGCTTGGGTCTAGTAAATCGTAGTTACGACTTACGCCAACACTACTACGGTTCAATGCTTTACTTTTGATGATTGAACTGTATAGTGTGAATGGGAAGTTATTATAGTCTTCGCCATTTACCATACGATTTTGTGTATAGTAACGTTGTGGAGCACGTTCTTTAATATTAGCTAATGTTTCACGTGCTTGTGCATTTGAAACAGGCAATGTTAGTTCGATGCCAATTGTCAATGTCTCTGTACGACCTTGAGCACTTGTGTATGGGATTTGAATTGTTGTACCCTGTAACTCGCTAGGATCAATTGTATATGTCGTTGCATCTCCTGCACGAACATAGGAAATAAAGCTACCTACAGGAATTTGTCCAAAAGTTCCATCACCAAAGTTATATGTAACTTGGTCATTATATCCTGATGTTACACTGAACACTGTTTGATTTGGTGTCTTTGTGTATGTGGTTGAGTAGATGCTATCTACTTGATTCCATTGACTCAATGCTTGTGAAATTGGATCAATCTTATACAACCAAGTATCTTCATTGTTAATACCTTGAATTGGAATATCAACGGTTTGATTAGCTAATTGATTAGCTAAGGTAAATGTATATGTTTGTAGTGTACCTTGTTTAAAGTACAAGAAAAACCCTGTATTAGCACTACCATAACCTAACAAATCATTACGATATAGTACGTTGAAGTATGAATTAATACCCGGATCCATTTCATACAATGTATTTGAATTTACGCTAGACATACTAACGCATTCAAAATTCATGTTGACATTGTTGATATTAGCATTAAATTTGATAGCGGGAGTAGTTCCTAATGGAAGCTGAATACTATATTCATCAGTTTTAATATCTGCGATTGTTGCTGAATGCCCAGGATTACCAACTCGTTGTGCGTTGATAAATGCGGCATTTAATACTGTGTTAAACTGTTGTTGCCAATTTGAGTTTGCTGCGTCATTCCATAGAATAGTCAAATTAGTCAAGTTCACATTATTGATATCACGGATCTGCTCAGTGGTAGCAATATTGATAATCTTAACAAACCCTTGACCGGCTAAATTACGTTTGGGAGTGTAGCCAACTAAGTTAGCTAGTTTAACAACACTGTCTCTACGTTCAGCGGTGTCAATAAAGTTTTCACGGGTGTTTAAGTCGTTACGGAAAGCAAGGGCTTGGCCCATGTATGCGATAACGTCAAGCAAAGCAACGTATTCACTAGACTCAACATAGTCATTAAATGTTTCAGGGTAGTTGGTACGTAGATAATCTACAAACACTTTTCGTAGTGTTTCATAGTCATAGCTCTGGAAATCGGCTTGGCTATAATTTTTATAGATTGATTTCCAATCGTTTACCCCAAAGATTGCTGATTGTCTTGAACTTGTTGCCATAGGTTTATTCTCTCAATAATGTATTTATCATTAAGGAAAATGGCGTTTTTTACCGTGCTGCTGCTGTACCTGACGCTTGGTCGAATAGAATTTCTAGTGTTTGCACGTTGTTGAAGGGCACGACTGCAAATTCAACTTCAAGCAAAACACCGCTATCTTGAGGGTATATTTGAATTGTGTTTAATGCTAGTCTAGGATCGAGCGATCCAATTCTTCTAATTTCATTTTCTAACTCAACTTGCATTGATACGTCATTGGGTTCAAAAATAAAACTCCACAATGTAGTTCCGTAGCCAGGATTCCCTGTCTTAGAACCCTGTGGAATATTCAATGCATTGATAAAGTCTTGAATCACCATTTGCTCATCATATCCGGTAAACTTTTTACCAAAAACAGTAGGTGTTGCAAATGAACCAGCACCACCGTCAGCACCAGGGCTTACTCTAGGTGCTCTAACAGTATCGTAGTTTTGTGTGTTGAATCCAATAAACTTTGCCATGACGTATTTATGCTACTAAAGAATCGACATTTGCTGTCGCTTGTTTATATGCTGCCTGTGCAGTTAAAGTGCGTGAATCACTTTCCCCGTAGGTGGTTCTAGCAGTATTCCAATTATCCAATGCAGATTGTTGCTTAGACAATGCTACATTAATTTGATCCAATTTCTTACTGTTGGCGACAACTTCCGATGCAGTTTGTGCTTGTTTACCTGCAAAGTTTGGAGCAGGAATCTTTGGATCTCCTAACAGTTTTGCAGTCTGAGCCTGTACAACTGCTGCTGTTTTGTTAGTACCTGTTGCTACTGTTGGTAATATAGTTTTGAACGGACCGCCCAATCCCAAAGAACCCAATGCACTTGATATTTTAGATACAGTACTTGGGTTCATATTGGATGTTACGATACCAACTAAACCAGTAGATTCTAACTTATTAACTGAATTTTGAACTGTAGATATTACATTCTTAGATGAGGTAATTGATCCAGAAATGTTATTAATTACTGAATTGACCGAATTGACTTGTGGAATATCAGTAACCGTATTTTGTCCATTAGACACAATATTATTTAGACCAGCAAGACCACCCGGCACTCCTCCTAATATACTATCAGGGGTAGTTGTCGTTGTAGTAGTCGTAGAGCTTCCTCCTGTAGCGGTTACTAATTGGTTAATATCAGTAGAAGATGATCCTGCACTAACTGCTGAGTTTTTAGACAAATCCATAACACCAGCAATGCTAGTCATAAACACTTGGTTAGATTTGTTTAAAGTAGTTTCTGCTTGTGAATATGTAGTGGGAACAACCGGAGCAACATCTGACACTGCCACTTCTGCTTGAACTCCCTCATTTGCTGCGGCTAAACTAATAGGCACGTTTGCTTCATATGCTTTAAATGCAGAGATAACTTGATTGAAGGCACCCGCTGTATTATCACTTAATCCTTTTAAGAAAGATTCCACGCTAGAAGTGTTTAATTTTTCTTCAATGTTAAGTGAAGCAAATAATCCACCAGACATTAAATCGTCAATTGAAGAACTTATATTGTCATATGCGTTCGACACTTGATCTTCTAAGTTATTAACAGTTGAAGAAATCTTATCTTCAAGACCAGTAACGGTAGACGAAATCTTATCTTCAACGTTATTGATTGTACCTGTAATAGAATCACCAATTGCTGATATGTTTTTACTGAATCCAGCAGTGTCTCCGGTGATTAATGACTTAACAGCACTTCCTGCATAGTTAAGCGTTGGCTTCAATCCAGCAACCGCAGTGCTCATAATCAAACCACCTGTCTGAGACATTGACTCTTTTCCAGTAATGATACCCTTATTGACTAGTGTATCTTTTGCTTGGTTTAATAATGATGCTGCAATGTTTGTTTGTGTGCCCGTATTTTTAACTAAGTCTTGTAACGAGTTAACACCATCTTTACCTGTGAATAAATTTGGAGTCATTGCTGCTTCTAAACTTTGTCCAGAATTAATTGCAGTGTTGATTGCGATATCAGCGCCTGGTTTCAAATGACCAGATGTAACTAATTGCTGCGGAGTTAGACCCAAAGAACCAATAACTGCTTGTTTTCCGTTTGGCGTGTCAACTACCGCAACAGTTTGTTGCACCGCACTTGCTGCAGGTCCATTTGCAACACTTACAGCCATTTGTGATACCATTGAAGAAGTAGTTGCAGGATCAATAGAACTTGAACTTGTTACTTGTGCTGTAGTAGGAACTGTTGTAACCAATGATGCACTTGTAGGATTTGCCGGGGCCGGTGGCAATGTTGAATTAACTTGCGTAACAGCAGGAGATGGAACTGATGCTACTGCATTACCTGAATTTAAATTAGTTTGTACATCAATACCCTTGTTTGCCGCGTCCCATGGAGCGTGTGCAGGAGCACGACTAACAATACTTAATAATTTCTTAGGTGCTGTTGCATATCCCACATTAGAATCATACAATGTATCGCTATGTTGTACTCTAGGTAACTGTTTGCCTGGCAATGGTAGTGTTGGGCAGATACCACTGTTCATCAAAATCATTGGACCACCTTTAAGATATAATGATCCTAATGTAGATGTGATCCCAACATCATTACCTGCCAATACACTATAACTACCACCCACATGTTCAGTATGCGTACCTAATACCGTAGTATTCATTGCTTTACCAGTGAAGTGTGTCGTATTTTCTTGGCTTTCAATATGTGTATTCTTACCAAAGATATTTAAATCTCTACCTGCATTCATGTTGATATCTCTATCTGCATGTAAGTTTAAATCACCTTGTGTTCTAATGTTTACTGAGTTAGTTGAGTACATATCAATCGTACCCTCTTTGCCCAACTCAATGTAACTTTGTCCATTAGAATGCATAATGAACAATGTTTGTGCTGCATCGTTCAATAATATAGTATGGCCCAATGCTGTACGAATTCTAACTAATTGGTCATTGCCCTCAACGTCACCGTCATCCATGACGAATGTATGTCCACCAACACGTCCGGTAACCTTTAAACTAGCATCAGGTACTCCGCTATCATTGATTGCATCTTTAATCGTACTGTCTGTATAACCACCTGCATAGATTGGACGTCCTGGTGTACTGATACCAAATACTCTGCTTGGACTTTCACGTTGAGCACTTGATCCAATAGGACCTCTTTCAGGGTCACGCAATAAACCCTGAGAATTGTATATTGCCGCTTGATAACTATGTACTGGTCTAGGTTGATCTGATAATGTACCAGAAAAAGATTGTTTATCGTTTGCGTTGTTAATTTCACCAACAGGTAATTTTGGTGATCCACCGTAACTTGCTGCCTCTTGATTGTTTAATATAACTTTATCTGCTGCACCTATAGCAGGAACCATTTGATTTAACCCTGCTGAAGGGATGCAACCAATATAGTATCCAAAGTTAGGATCACCGTTTGCAAACACACATAATACTTCCGTACCCAAATCAGGTGGTGTTGCCCACATACCATAACTATGCGGGTTGCCTGCAAAACTACCATAGTCATTTTTGCTTGATTCGTTTGGAGTATAACCAAAGAAAGGACTCATATAGCTAATAGGTGCTGACCAATTAGATGTAATGTTTTCAGGATATGATCCGTTTAATCTTTTTAAGATAACACGAATTCTTCCATTATGCAATGAGTCAACATTGTGAACTACTTTACCTATAATAGGGTGTGGATATAACGGCGAATTACCCCTGCCGTCTGTATACTCTCTAGGTATCTTATTTGGATTATTGGTGTTTTGTGTCATATCGTTTCACCTTAATTTCGTGAACTGTCTGTTTGTACTTTTGGTTTTGTAGGTGTATCACTGTCCCAGCCATTGCCTACACCGGGATCAAATTTACCAAACGTGGGAGTTGCGCTAGTACTACTAGTAGTAGTATTACTAGTAGTAGTTGATTCAGTATCAGTGTTTCTTTCATCAGTTGGTGTTGACACGTTTACAGTATTATTACTATTGAACGGTGGCAACACTGTTTTCAAATCTTGTGTGAACAGACCTTTACTAAAGTGACTTTTCAATGAAAGCAACATGTAAATCATTCTATTCCCGGTCATCTTTTTAATTTCAGGTGTATAGTTCCAAAAAGTAATGTCATTGTTTGGTCTTAGTAATCCATCATTCGTTTGATAATTATAATCTTTTACTTGACTAAATCCCAATTCAATAAACACTTGACCTGATGCAGGGTTAATGGTATAATCTTCACCGTATGTTTTTTGTGTTATGATTTGATAGATACTTGCTTCTGAAGTCATCAAATAATCAGGATCACCTAAGATTTTAATCTGTGCATGTAAACTATCATATGGGCTATACAATGATGTTTTTACTGTATTGACTGTTTCTTTTGAATTTGGTAAACTACCTGTAGGTGATGAATCAGTTGTGGTAGTTGGATGAACCGGTGAAGGATCATCATATTGATTTGTACTGTTAGCTATTGCACTATTTGCTGCGGCAGTCACATAATATAACATATTGTATGATTGCTCGTATGATAGTATTTCTTTGTTTTGACCACTGTACCAATAATCATATCTCTTGTATGGTCCCTTGTATGTGGTAGTGCTGCCAATAGCAAGTGCTCTAACATACGGTATCTCTTTTTGTTGAATAACAAATGTGATACTATAGGCAAACCGATTTGATTTCTTGTCGATGCCCTTGATTTTTACCGATGGTGTAATATGATACCAATATAAAGGTTCTGGTTTGTTATTAACGACTGCATCTCTATCAGTTGATTTAACTTTATCAAGTTGTTCTTTATCCACAACTTTTAATGCTGAAATAATGTATTCACTTTGAGTAATGATTTGGTCAATAATCTTATACCAAGATACACCCGGTGCAGCAGTAATTTGACGCTGTTGTTTTACAACTTCGGCGCTTGCACTTTCTGACAAACGAACATTAATACCAAGAGAACTCAAAACAGCAGATTCTGGTGGTTCGGGTTGTCCTGAAGGCATAGGAGTTTTATCAACCAAATAGTGATTTTTATCAATCAACAAGGCTGATGCTATTTTAGAATTCTTCTCAAACTTGATGAAGAACTCATTAGGAATCTCTTGATTTTTATCAGGACCTGATAAAACTCGTTCACTTGCATTAAATGCAGCAGCTAGTTTATTCAATGCATCTTCAACAGTAGTAGCTGAAACAGTAGTTGCTTCTCTAAAGTTACTAATTGTTTTACTGGTTGCAATATATTCAGGAGTTAGTTTTGCATTGATTTCGTATACGGTTAGTTTATTCTCTAACTTAAAATTCATCTTAATGATTTGAATTGGGAAATAGCGAATCAGTGTTTTATCGTTTGTTTGAATCACACCGTTATTATCATATCCCACAAATTCAATTGCTAACAAGTAATGTTGATACAATGCATTGATTGGATTGTTGATATCCATTCGTTTGTTTTCTCTTTTCTGCATTTCAATAGCTGCGTTGACTAAATTATCAGAAAAGTTAATGGCATAAGGTTCCATTATTTGAAATTTGAAATCATAAGATGTAGTAGAGATACCAGTTACTTTTTCACTAACGATTGTTTGTATCTCCAAATTATCTATGTACAAATCTAGGTCAAAATACCTACTACGATTTGAATCTATTCCCGGAGTTATTCCACCGCTTTTAACAATCAATGTTAAGTTCTTTAAGTTCCATGTTCCTGTATCTTGGTAGATATTGAATTCGCTTATTGGAACCATATACAAACTTAAACGATACGTAGAACTAGTGAATTTGCTTAGCGGATTAGTTGGGCGTTGTGCTGTCGCTGATGCAGGTGTAATGTTTGCTTGTTTTTTAGTTGGAGTTACTGGTCTCTTGTCAGTGACAACTACAGTGTCAATTGGTGAATCATCTTCACTTTTATTTTGTGTTGGAGCTGACTTTGCCTGATTGGATTTTGCACTTGTAATAGCATTTGAAATATCTTTATCCAAAGAACTTTTGGTTATTTTTTTAGATATAGAGGTGATACTTCCCCATTCTGCATCAAATGTATTAGCATCATCACCACTAAGACTTTCAAAGATAGCTACACCCTTATCTTCAAAATTACCTGCGTTAGTACTTACGGTACTTTTGAAATTAGCAAAATCAGATGATAACTTTTGAAGGTTCGCTGAATATCCAGGATCAGTTGAATTTGCTTTTAAGTTAATAAATTGATTGGTGTAGTTATTGTACTGTGCCAATGCAGTATTAGCATAGTTTTGGTATTGACTTAAAAATGAGAGTGCCTCGTTGCTCAACGCCATGTTATATTCCTAAAGCAGTTTGTAGGTTTGACAATTGTGGAATATAAATTGATGTACCCTCAACAAAATCAAATAAAGGATCTTTAAGTTTGTTAGGATTTCTTTGTGAGAATACCCACCACAATCTACTATCCTTGTATAAGTCATAGGCTAGTAGATCAGGTCTTAAATGATATGTAGTGTTTATAATCCAAAGGGTATCAGTGTTATCTGGAAGAATACTAACATTAATCATAATGTCTAAGAATTGTCCATTGTAAACATCAGTGTTGTAATATGGACTAGTTTGTGGATAAGTCATTACCAGAATCCTCCAGAGTTTCGTTGCGATCCTCTCAACAAGCTACCAGTTGCATAATCTTTCAAACTGAACTGATTACTTACGTTGTCTCGTGACACAACAGGTAAGCATGTAATTGATAATTGAATTTTTGTCGGTACATATGTTGAATAACCAGTAGATACAATATTAAACACTGGTTCACTAGATTTACCACCTGAGTTTAAATTTGCATGTAATAGTCTAGTTGCAACAAAATCTAGACCAGGACTAAACGAAGCATTACCCTGAACACCAACGGTAGTTCCTAGTTGAGTTTTGGTTGCAGATGTTGCTCTAATATAATCAACATCGTTTGGTAATGTATAATTGAATGAACTGATTAGCATTGGGTGTTTGTTAAATTGAAACTCACCATATCCATCAAGATATACTAATGGTGGGGGAGTACCTGCTCTTGGTTCAGTATCTTTTCCATAGAACATTTTAGTTGCTGATTTTAAGAAATGTATCACAGCTAACATGTATGTAGCCTCATTGTTGTCCTGTGCAGTAAAATCACATGTAATTTGAACTTCATCAACGTTACTGTTTCGATAAAAGTACATTTTATAGTTTGAATGAGTCAATTCTGCTGGATCATAGTTTGCACGATATGCAGTTTGTATAGTTGGTGTGTATGGAAAAACAATACCACCTGTAAGTTTTAATGGGTACAACAAGTCGTTTGTACCAGCGGCGTTATATAAGTAGTTAGTTCCAGACTTCAAACTTAATTTGACTCTCCAATCACTGATAGGAGAAGGAGCAGTTTCTTTTGATTTTAACACTGCCGGACTAAATGACGGTGAACTTGAATTTGAGGGGTCACTTGCCGCAGTTTGTCCATAAGTACTAGCACTTGTACTATTATATGTTTGGTACTGGCCACTAGCGTCAGTTATCAATGTTGACCCGTCAGCAAAAGTCTGAGTTATAGAACCATCTCTATTTGTCACCGTTGACACGGGGACTTCTTGTTGTGTAGTAGGAGTATTAGGCGCAGCCGTAGCTGCAGGAGCCTGAGTACTAGTAACAGTTACTGGACTATTTGTTGTTTTTGTGGTCGTTGTGGATGCATTGGCATTTGCTTTCGCTGCTGCCGGGTCTGAGTTAGAAACTGTTGGATCTGCCATGGTGAATATACCTCTACTAAATATATTTATCGCATCAAAAAACCCCCATTTTTACCGTAATCTGTTGCATTTCTGCAACAAAAGTATTACAATATCTACATCATAATAACGGAGAACTATGAGCCTCATACCACATAAAAAGCCGGTTAACTACCTAAATAATAAAGACATTCTAAAAGAGATTCACACAAGTAAAAACGCATATTGTTCATTCAAAGACCCATCGGATCATAGATATGACTATATCGTTGACATGCCCACTGAAACTCTTGAAAAGAGTTTTGAACATATGCAGAAACCTGAAATTATTCAGGAAGCAAAAGAAACTCGTGCTACACGACTAAGTGTTGAAACTGGTGAAAAAGTAAACCCAGAAGATATCAAAGACACCGACTTAGTATTTCGTGTCATGACCTGGGATCATATTCCAGTCGCACCAAAAGCTCCGCGAAAAGTGGACAAAAAGAAAACAGCAAAAGATATCTTTTCGTTTGAAGAAGATCCAGATGAAATCTTTTCTGACCTAGAAGACACAACTACCAAACAAGAAATTGACGACATGGTTCATGTCAAAGTAAACTTCCCACCATTTCAACATTACAAGTTTACCCGCGGTGGCAACATCAAATGTGTGGGTAAGAGTCATTGGATTGGTGATTTGAAAACAGGCGAATTTTCAAAAGATCACGGACAAATCACTAACAAACTAGCACGTATGTACATTATGATGTGTGAAAAATATGCTATGAAATTTAATTGGCGTGGGTACACATACAACGATGAGATGCGTAACAGCGCCATTCTACAGCTTACGTATGTTGGCTTGCGCTTTAATGAAGCTAAATCGGCTAATCCATTCGCATATTATACAGCGGCTATCACAAACAGTTTCTGCCGTGTGTTGAATAGTGAGAAGCGTAACCAAAACATTCGTGATGACATCTTAGAACTAAACGGGCTTAACCCAAGTTGGACTCGTCAAGGTATCACTGCCGGTTCATACGAAGAATAAATTTAACCATAGGGATTGCTTTTGTAGTCCCTATTCCTTTATACTAACACTTATGAGTAACCTTTTTAAGAAAGCTGCTGTCTTCACCGATATTCATTTTGGTTTGAAGTCAAATAGCCTAGTACATAACACCGACTGTTCCAATTTTGTGGATTGGTTCATAGAAGAAGCTAAAAAAGAAAATTGCGAGACTTGTTTTTTCTTGGGCGACTGGAATCATCATCGTGCAAGTATCAACATTCACACACTTCAATTTGGTTTACAAGCATTGGAGAAATTAAACAATGCATTTGATACTGTATATTTTATCCCCGGTAATCACGACTTATATTATCGTGATCGCCGTGATATTCATTCTGTTGAATGGGCAAAACATCTACCAAACGTTAAAATTATTAATGAGTTCTTCAGTGAGGGTAACGTAGCAATCGCACCATGGCTTGTACAAGAAGATTACAAGAAATTGCAAAAACTCAAAGGCAAATATTTGTTTGGTCATTTTGAGTTACCACACTTCTACATGAACGCTATGGTTGAGATGCCAGATCACGGTGAACTTAACACTGACCATGTGAGTGGTTTTGATAAAGTCTTTAGTGGTCATTTTCATAAACGACAAGCAAAGAAAAACATTTGGTACATTGGTAATGCTTTCCCGCATAACTATGCTGACGCAGGTGATGACCAACGTGGTATGATGATGTTAGAATGGGATAGTGAACCAGAGTTTCGTAGTTGGCCAGGACAACCATTGTTCAGAGTCTATAAGTTATCAGAGATACTAGAGAACCCACAGGGTTTGCTATTACCTGATAGTCATGTTAGAGTACATCTTGACATTGATATTAGTTATGAAGAAGCAAACTTTATTCGTGAAACACTTATTCCCGAACACAAATTGCGTGAAATGGCATTGATACCTATGAAGGTTGAACAAGCTGAACAGCAAGGACCTGATGGTCTTAAGTTTGAGTCAGTAGACCAGATCGTCATCGACCAAATTAATAGTATTGAGTCAAATAGCTTTGACAAAAAGATTTTGCTAGACATTTACAATAACCTATGATCCTACTTAAAAACATAACATTACGAAACTTTCTATCAATTGGCGCAGTAACACAAGCAGTTGACTTTAACAAACAAGATTTGACACTTATTCTAGGTGAGAACTTAGACTTAGGTGGCGACGGTGCTCGTAATGGTACAGGTAAGACAACATTGATTCAAGGATTAAGTTATGCCCTTTTTGGCGTTCCTATCAATGATATTCGCAAAGATAACTTAGTCAATAGAACCAACGCTAAAAATATGATGGTTACATTAGAGTTTAGCGTGAATGGTATTGAGTACAAGATTGAGCGTGGTCGTAAACCCAATGTGCTTAAGTTCTATGTTAACAATACATTGAAAAAAACTGATGATGCACAAGGTGAGAACAAAGAAACTCAAGCAGAAATTGAGCGTATCATCCACATGAGCAGTGAAATGTTCAAGCATATTGTTGTGTTGAACACGTACAGTACTCCATTCTTAGCGTTGAAAAATAATGAGCAGCGTGAAATTATTGAGCAGTTGCTTGGTATCACTATGCTAAGTGAGAAGGCTGAAGTAGTTAAAGAATTAATGAAGAATGTCAAGGATGACATTCAAGTTGAAGAATTCAAAGTCAAAGCAATTGAAGAAGCCAACAAGCGTGTCAAAGAACAGATTGAAAGTTTGAAACGTAGACGTGGTCTTTGGAAAGCAAAGTATGATAGTGATATTGCGTTCCTTGCTGACACATATGAATCACTAAGCAACATTGATATTGAAAAAGAGTTACTAGCGCACAAAGACTTAGTGATTTGGAATCAAAAGAAAACTGCATATGATTCACGCAATAGATTGCTTGCATTCCAAACAGAGTGGCAAGATCGCCACACTAAAGATATTGAAAGTTTACAAAAGCAACTAACTAAACTTGAAACAATTGACATTGTTGAGGAAATGAATGCACATCGTCAATTATCTGACTATGCTATCAAGAGTAAAGAACTTGAAGACAAGAACAAAGAATTAGCTCGGTTATCAAAAGACATTGATAAAGAGAATAAACTAATTCAAAAACTAACAAGTGAGATTGCTACATTGCATGACCACAAGTGCTATGCGTGTGGACAAGAGTTCCATGATGAACAACATCAAAAAGTCTTGAATGACAAAGAAAAGATGTTGGAAGATGCACAGTTCCATGCTACTACACTATTGAATCAATATAACGAATTGAACGATAAAGAAATTATTGTCGGTGACAAGCCCAAGACATATTACAAATCAGAAGCAGAAGCAATTCGTCATGGTAGCGAAGCCAGTAACTTGCAAAACAAGATACTAGAAAAACAAAAAGAAGTTGATCCTTATGCAAAACAGTTGTTGGATCATCCTGAAGTTGTACTAGGCACACAACCTAAAACAATATATGACACAGAAGAAAAGGCAGTTGAGCATCGCAGCAAACTAGCAAGTGTTGAAAAACAATTAGAAGACAAAGCGGTTGAAACTGATCCATATACTGAGCAAATCAATGAAATGGAAAGTGATGCACTACAAACAGTTGACTTTAACAAAATCAATGAGTTAACCAAGAAACTAGAACATCAAAAGTTCTTGCTTGACTTATTGACCAGCAAAGATAGTTTTGTTCGTAAAAAGATTATTGACCAAAACTTGAGTTATCTAAACAATCGTTTGACGCATTACCTAGACAAGATCGGGTTACCTCACAATGTTGTATTCAAAAATGATTTACAAGTTGAGATTACAGAACTAGGACGTGAGTTAGACTTTGACAATTTAAGCCGCGGTGAGCGCAATCGCTTGATCTTGGGGTTAAGTTTTGCTTTCCGTGATGTTTGGGAAAGTTTATATGTTCCTATCAACACATTGTTCATTGACGAGTTAATTGACTCGGGACTTGATACAATGGGCGTTGAAAACAGTATTGCTATCTTAAAAGACATGAGTAGAACTAGACAAAAGAGTATTTGGCTAGTTTCACATCGTGAGGAACTTGCAGGTCGTGTTCCTAGCGTACTGAAAGTAGTCAAAGAAAACGGTTTCACAAACTATGCAACTTCTACTGATATAGAATAATATTGGGCAAGTTTTCAACAGCTAAGTAGTTATATGCCAAGTCCACAGAAAAACAAAGGTTCAGGTTACGAAAGAGAAGTAGCCAAGTTTCTATCAGAAACTTACGGAGAATCGTTCATTCGTGCTCCCGGTTCCGGCGCATATGTGGGTGGCAAGAATCAAGCAAGAACCGAAGTCTTGCACGAAGGTCAGATTCGTTCATTCAAAGGAGACATTGTTCCAGGACAAAGTTTCAGTAGAATGAATATAGAATGCAAATTCTATGCTGACTTTCCGTGGCACTTAACTCTTACGGGTGAGTGTAAACAACTTGATTCGTGGCTAGAGCAACTACTTGATGTAGAAGACGAAGGCGATTTAAATCTTCTTTTTATGAAGTTTAATCGTAAGGGTCAATATGTCGCAGTCCAAGGCAAGCTAACATGGAAAGCAGATTCATGCATTCTATACAGTAGCAAGCAATGGGGCGATTGGATCATCATGGAACATTCTAACTTTTTCAACAAAAACAAAGATTTAGTAAAATCATATTCGCAGACACCAAGTCAAAATCAAAATAATTAATATACAGAACCCTTAATTCGTTGACTGAGTTTGTCAGTCCTCCTTGAGATTGTACAGATTGTGCTGTGCCGTCAGATTCTGGAGAAGAGCACATGATCTTTTGATTGTGTGGAACACCGAGAGAGCAATCGAGTAAACAGCGAACTCTCAATGAGTCTATACCTACTTTGTTTTGATGGTATAGAACATGCGTTGCAGAATGAAACACTAAACCGTGCGTATATTCAACTACAGACCATAAACCTTATAGGGCAACCGGTGGCGTATATTTGCTTAGTAAAGTTGGCAGAATATACGGGTATAAACAACGTGGAAGACGGGCATGGCAAGTTAATCCAATGGTAGTGCTTGAACAGCACTACCATGGCTTCTAAGCGGCAAGTGTATTCCCCTTAAAGATATTACTACTAGAATTACTAAAAGAATACAAAACAATAACCGAGCGTAATTTCTGAGCAAAGCGAAGAAATAAGTGAAGGTTGATGAGCGAAGCTCATCGTTAGTGTTAACCCTAAGTTGTGATAAATGAATAGTTACGGCTTAGAAGAATGGCAATTTACTTGTCTTAGTTGTTTCCAAGTTACTTTCAATAATTTTACTAATTGCTTGTCTTTCACTAATTGAGAGGTTAAGGATATCTTCATATGAAATACCACCTCTCATATACCATGCCATTTTAAGTGAGTCTGCCTTAATCTGACTACATTCTTTTTCCATGTTGTCTAGTAGACTTTTAACTTCCTCCGGACCCAAAGTTAAAAGTCTTAGTCGAAAAAATCACTAACGTTGATATTGAATGCTTGTTTAAATTCGTGTTGGCATTGAGGACATGTAATGTTCAATGGTTTATTCTCAGTGCTTTCTTTTAGTTGTGTGCTATAGGTTTTGATCTGGTCAAAGGTTTTAGCATCACATTCACGTAGAAACTCAATGATGTATTCACGTTCAAACACTGTTGCTGTTGGGGCTTTGATATATTCAATCGTTGTGGAAATCAAGTCAACTGTTAGTGACAATATCTCTTTCATCAAAATATCGCTTTTTGCGGTTCTTTCGTCTTCATCCTCTGTATTCATTACCGTTCTTAGTGATTGTTGAACATTGAATTGTTTTAAACTAGCTTCATTCACTTGTTTGTATGACATTGGTTTAAACTTGATTTTCAAGTCTCCCAACTCTAGTAATGATTGATAGTCACCGGGATTAAATCCAGCAAGAACACCAGTTAAATTAACGTCAAACTTAGAATATTCTTCACAGCTTGGGCATTTAGTTTCGATCTCCATAGTAGAACCGTGTGTTGCTGCACGTATTGCAACTAAGATAGGATCCAAATCAATGTTTGGAACTGCCCAAGGGTCTTTGATACTAGGAACACAGCTTCTAATCAATTCAACAACAGCAGCACCGTTGAACAAACTGTCAGGTGTTTTGCTTGTAATCTCGTCAATTGCAGTCATTGGGTACACTGGAACTTCACCGTTCTCTGGAATATCAATTGATCCTAAAGGATATCCTTGGCCCCCGCTAGGCAATTTTAGATATACTGATGGTCTGCGAAAAAACTGTTTAAGTGGATTGTCTGACATGTTTACTCCTAGAATGTCATGTTTTTAGGTACTAAATACTATATACCCAATATTTATCGGTCATATTATGGATGAAAATTTAAACGAAGAAGTCAAGAAATTAGTTGAAGCATTAAACGACTTAAAGGAAGCAACTGATCCTTTGGCTGAAAGCCAAAATGCCGTCAGTGGTGCTGCTAATAAAAGCAAAGATAAACTAGAAGACCTTGCAAGGGAGTCATTGCGTACAGTTGTGGCAATGGGAGCTTTTTCAAAGGCAATGATATCTGCCGATGAGGGAACTGGTAAGTATGCTGCAGGTATAGGTAGTGCGGCAAATGCAGCTTCAGGGTTTGCAGGTGAGTTGGGTATTCTTGGTAAGGGTGTTGGGTTTTTAATATCTGCATTTGGTGGTCTTGTAGGTGGTGTACTAAAACAAAATGAAGCATTAGCTAAAACATACAAAGGTTTAACCAACATTGGTGACTTGGGTAATGCTGATTGGAAACAACTAGCACAGGACATTCAAAGTGTAGGTTTAAGTGTTGATGAGGGTAGTGCTACATACACCAAAATTATTCAAGACAATGCAAAATATCTTACATCATTTGGAGGTACAGTTGAGGGTGGTAGAAAGTCATTATTAAAACTAGGACAAGATGGTATAACACCGTTCGAGTTTATGCTAAAACGCCTTGGGTATGACGCTGAAGATACATTACGTCATGGCGCATTTTGGTTAGGATTAGTTGCTTCAACTGGTCAAAAAAGTAAACTGTCTCAGGAAGATATTACTAAAGGTTCTAGAGAATATCTAACTATTTTAGCAGAGTTAACATCAATTACAGGACAAACCAAAGACCAAACAGAACAGAAGATATTGGCAGATCAAAATGATTTGCGTTATCAAATGGCTTTATCTGAAATTCGTGATCCAAAAGAAGCACAACGTTTGCAAATGTTTGTTGCTAATTCAGGTGATGCTGCTGAAGGGTTAAAATCTATTATTGCTAATGCAGGTGCTTCAATTGATGATATTGCAGTATATGCAGATATGACATATGGTGCAAATAATTTACGTAGAATTATTAATGCCGCGAAACTACCAGCCGAACAAGCACAGCTTGAGTTTGCAGAAGCATTGAAAGCTGCAGGAAAACAGTATATAACTACGACAAAAACATTTAGTACTAGTATTAGTCCAGTAAAAGATGGAATGAAAGACCTTGGACTTGCAGGTAAGGGTTTAGTTGAAGCAAATCAATGGGCAAACATCAATACTAAAGAATATGCTGCTCAACTTGGTAAACACAACAAAGATAGTGAGAACCAATATCAAGATGAATACACACAACAGGGTAGAACTCAGCGTTTGGTAAGAAATGCATACGAAAAATTTGAACTTATTTTACGTGATGGTATAAACCCTGCACTTGAAAAATTTCAAAAGACTGTTTTGAATTTGGGTAAAACATTTGCTGACCTATTGTATAAATTTGGTGGTCCTGACCTACGTGCATTGTTTGTTGATATGAGTGATTTAGACCAAGTTAACGAGCTAATAATCTCAATGAAAGAAGATGTAGATGCGTATGATAAAGAGATTAATAAGTTAAAAGCTGACAGAGAAGCATTGTCAACAACACCTTTGGGTAAAAACCTCAATGCTAAAGATATTGCAGAAATTGATAAAAAAATTGCCGATCTAGAACGTAAGAAAAGAGAAAGTGAGACAAATCAATCACCGCTAGAACAAAAATTAGCTAATGAAAGTATAGTAAAAAATGGAGGTGCATCACCTGTAATTCCTGACACATTGAGGGCCAAAGAAAATTATGGTAATGGACCCATCACGCCCGCCCTACAAAATACATTGAATCAATTGGCTAAAATTATTCCTGGAGCAGTTATTACTTCATTAAATGACGCTGAAACTTTCAGGGATAAACAAGGTAAAATGTCACATGTGGCAACAATGAGTGGTCATGGAAGAGGAACGGACGTTGACTTTACGGTACCGGAAAACACAGTTTGGACTAATCCTGAAGACAACATTGCATACCCTATTACACCTGGTTCAGATGGTGAAAAAAAATTATTGGATTACTTGAAAAAGAATGGGTTTGATCCAAATAAAACTATGATTGAAGAAGAGGGTCAGAAGGGAGAAAATGATAGCATATCGACTGGTCATCATTTCCATGCTCGTGCTCCGGGTGCAAGAAGTGGTGGAGTCTTTAATGGGCCTACTACAGGTTATCAAGTTGAGTTGCATGGTAAAGAAGCAGTTGTTCCTATGAGTTATTTCAACAATTTTCACAAAGAAATGAAAGATAACTCTAGCTCACAAAGTCAAGTTACAAAAAACAATTTGAGTGATTTTGTTCAAAGTTCTAGTGGATCAAACTCAAATGAGTTGATTAGAATCTTTAGTGATATGATGGAAATGATGTCCGACAAGTTTGATGACATGATTAGTGAACAACGTAAAGTGTTGGATGTGAACGAACAAATACTAACGCAAGCTAGACATTAAGATAAATATATCTATGGCATATAAAAAGCGTTTTTCCAATTTAACCGGTCAACTAGGTCCTATTTCTGGTATCAACAGTAATAAGGGAGCCTGGAATAATGGCATGGGTAGCGAACAAGATGGCGGCTACAACAATAGTGAGTTTGGTTACAAGAACTACATGAGCCGTTTACCTGAAGTTTATACAGGACACCCAAACCGTATTGAACGTTATAATCAGTATGAAATGATGGATGTTGATGCAGAAGTTAATGCATGTTTAGACATTATTGCTGAGTTCAGTACACAGAAAAACGAGCAAAATAACACACCTTTTGAGATAGAATTCCGTGAAGATCCTACTCCGCATGAAGTAGAAATACTTAAAAAACAACTACAACAGTGGTGTAAACTGAATGAATTTGAGACCAGAGTGTTTAAAGTTTTCCGTAATGCAATCAAATATGGAGATCAAGTGTTCATTCGTGACCCAGAAAATTTCAAGTTATACTGGGTTGATATGGTCAAAGTTACTAAAGTTGTTGTTAATGAAACAGAAGGTAAAAAGCCTGAGCAGTATGTTATCAAAGACATTAACCCTAATTTACAGAATTTGAGTGTTGCTGAGAAAGTTTCCACAGACTTCCAAGCTAACCCTAGTACAGGATTTGGTGGCACAGGCGGTGGTATAGCTAGTCAAGGTTATACAGTTCCAAGTATGCCATCCGGAACAGCGGGAAGTCGTTTTAGTTTAGCATTGAATGAAGCTGCCATAGATGCGAAACATGTAGTTCATCTAAGTTTAACTGAAGGCTTGGACAGATATTGGCCTTTTGGCATGAGTGTTTTAGAGAACATCTTTAAAGTTTATAAGCAAAAAGAATTATTAGAAGATGCTATCTTAATCTATCGTGTACAACGTGCTCCTGAACGCAGAGTGTTCAAAATTGACGTTGGTAACATGCCAAGTCACATGGCTATGGCTTATGTTGACCGTGTTAAAAACGAAATTCACCAAAGACGTATTCCAAGTGTAGGTGGTGGGCAAGCTATGATGGATGCTACATATAATCCATTAAGCATGAACGAAGATTATTTCTTCCCAGTAACAGCAGATGGCCGTGGATCAAGTGTTGAAATGTTACAAGGTGGACAAAACTTAGGTGAGATTGATGACTTGCGTTACTTCAACAACAGACTAGCACGTGGTCTACGTGTTCCAAGTAGTTATTTGCCGCAAGGTCCTGAAGACAATCCTATGCCACTAAGTGATGGTCGTGTTGGTACAGCAATGATTCAAGAGTTTCGTTTCAATCAATACTGTGAGCGACTACAAAACTATATCAGTCAGAAGTTGAACGAAGAATTTAAGTTGTTCTTGCGTTGGAGAGGTTTTAACATTGATAGTGGATTGTTTGATATTAAGTTTAACAAGCCACAAAACTTTGCAGCCTATCGTCAGAGTGAACTAGATAATGCACGTGTGTCAGTATTTCAAACAATGGAAGCATTTCCTTATATTAGCAAACGTTTTGCTATGGAACGTTTCTTGGGCTTGACCAAAGAAGAAATTGAAGAAAATCAACGACTATGGTTTGAAGAACGTGAAGACCCAGAACAATCTGGACCAGAAGGTGGTGATTTACGTAGTATTGGTATTAGTGCAGGTGATATCGACCAAGATACTGAATCAATTGATAATATGGAACAATCACCAGAGGGCGGTGACAATATGGGTGGAGAAACAACTCCGGCTATGGGCGGACCTGAATTAGCTGGCGCAACTCCACCTCCACCAATGTAATAGGAAATTAACATGAAACTATTTGAAATGTACGATGCACCGATTGATGGTTATCAAGACACTAGTAAAGATAACAGTAAAATAAAATGGGGCGAGACAAGAAAAACAAAATTAACATTAAGACAGATACGTAAACTACGTAAAATGCTTGATGTTCGTAACTATGAAAAATCTAAAAATTTAAAGAAAATTCGTAAACAATATGAACCTGTTGCTGAAACACCAGCATTATAAGCATATCTTTAATGAAAACGTAAAAAGTGAGCACTTATTGTGCTCTTTTTTATGATACCCACTAAATAATTCTACAAGAAGCCATTTACACTTAGGAGATAAACAATGGATAATAAAAAGTTTGAACAACTCATGGATTTGATTATCAATGAGGACGAATCTAAAGCACGTGCTTTGTTCCACGATATTGTGGTAGAAAAAAGCCGTGAAATTTATGAAAGCCTAATGGACGAAGAATTTGGTTCACAAGACCAAGTTGGTGGACTATTAGACGAGATCGGTGCTGAGGAAGAAGGCATTGGTGAAGGCGAAGAAGAATTTGATGACATCGAAGGCGATGACCAAGTTGACCTAGACTCTGACGAGTTTGGCGGTGAAGAAGGTGGTGAAGAAGACCTAGAAGACCGTGTTGTTGACTTAGAAGACAAACTAGACGAATTGATGGCCGAGTTTGAAGAACTAATGGCTCAAGAAGACGGTGAAGAACACGGTGAAGACTTTGGTGACGAAGGTGAAGAACACGGTGATGACATGATGGAATCTTCTGAAGATGATGAAGAAGACATGATGGAAGCATCTGAAGATGATGAAGATGATGAAGAAGAAACTTTGGAAGAAGCAGTTCAATTGCAAAAAGTTTCCGTAACACACGGTGACAATGGTGCTTACACAAAAAGCCCATCATTAAACAAGAATACAAAAATCTCTAGTAATGGTGCTAAAGTTGTATCATTAGGCGGCGGTGAGTCAACTAAAGGTGGTACACAAGGTGGTTTGTTAAACCCAACAACTAAAGACCTAAAAGGTGCTGGTACATTTAAGAATGCTCCAGGCAAAGGTAACTTCAGTGAAAAAGGTGAAGCAGCTCCAAAACCAAAGCATGGTGATGACGGTCAAAACACTAAGTCTATCGTAGGTGAATCTCGTAAGACTACTAAGAAAATCATTAAGAAGTAAGGATACCTGAGAAATGGCTTTGTATCTCAGAGAAAACCTAACTTTCGACCGTGCTAATATCATAGTTGAAAGCGAAGGTGAAGGCAGTAAGAAGTCCCTTTATATGAAAGGGATCTTCATTCAGGGCGGGGTTAAAAACGCTAACGAGCGTGTTTACCCTGTTTCTGAAATTGAATCTGCTGTTGATACTCTTAATGAACAAATCAAAACAGGTTATTCAGTATTAGGTGAAGTAGATCACCCTGATGATTTAAAAATCAATTTGGATCGTGTATCACATATGATTACTCAAATGTGGATGGATGGTGCAAATGGATTCGGCAAGTTAAAAATATTACCAACTCCAATGGGACAGTTAGTGTCTACAATGTTGGAGAGTGGTGTGAAACTCGGAGTCAGTAGTAGAGGTAGCGGCAACGTTAACGATATGAATGGCCAAGTTAGTGACTTTGAAATAGTCACTGTGGATATTGTTGCACAACCAAGCGCACCTAATGCATATCCCAAAGCAATTTATGAAGGCATGATGAACATGCGTCATGGTCATAAGTTACTTGAGATTGCAAAAGACGCCCAAGGCGACAAAAAAGTTCAGAGATACCTGAAAGACGAAATGGTTCGTCTTATCAAGGACCTCAAAATTTAAAGGGGATAAAGCATGTTTGATGCTATCAAACCATTACTTGAAAGTGGTATTATCAACGAAGAAACTAGCCAAGCTATAAACGAGGCATGGGAATCTAAGTTGAATGAAGCCCGTGAACAAGTTCGTGCTGAATTACGTGAAGAATTCGCACAACGATTTGAACACGATAAAACAATAATGGTAGAAGCCCTAGATAAAATGATGACAGATGGTTTATCTGCTGAAATTGAAGAATTTAAAGCAGAAAAACAAGCAATGAATGAAGACCGCGTTAAAGCGCAACAAAAATTGCGTGAAAACGCAAGCAAGTTCAATGACTTCATGGTTAAACACTTAGCCGAAGAAATCAAAGAATTGCGTACCGAACGTTCAATTCAAAAAGAAAGCCAAAACAAACTAGAACAATTTATTGTTGGTGCATTAGCTCGTGAAATCAAAGAATTCTCACAAGATAAACAAGCCGTTGTTGAAGCTAAGGTCAAATTAGTTGCTGAAGGTCGTAAACAATTAGAAGCATTGAAAGCACAATTTGTTGCTGAAAGTGCTAAGAGAGTTAACGAATCTGTTGCAAAACATCTTAAGGGTGAACTAAGTCAGTTGAAAGAAGATATTAAGATCGCTCGTGAAAACGATTTTGGTCGTAAAATCTTTGAATCTTTCGCTACCGAATTCTCTGCTACTTACTTAAATGAAAAAGCAGAAACACGTGGCCTAATGCAAGCATTAGCACAAAAAGAACAACAATTGGCGGAATCTACCGTACAAATCGCTCAAGCTAAGAAATTAGTGGAAAGCAAAGAACGTGAAGTTCGTATTATTAAAGAATCTAATAGCCGTCAAAAAGCTATGGATGAATTGCTAGGTACTCTAAATGAGGAAAAAGCAAGTGTAATGCGTAACTTACTAGAAAGCGTCCAAACACCTCGTCTACAGGCCGCTTTTGATAAGTATCTACCAGCAGTTTTAAATACTGTTACAGAGAAGAAAGAGAATAAAAAACCTGTCTTATCTGAATCAGTAAAAGCTGTTACTGGGGATAAAACTGTTAAACAAGCTGATGATGAATCTCGTGATAACGTGATTAGTCTAAGACGTTTGGCAGGGCTTTAAAATTAAAAGACATATTTAGGAGAAACATAAATGTCACAAGTTCTATTAGAAAGCCGTTGGGATGAGACTAAAGAAGCCCTACTTGAAGGTCTTAAAGGTACTCGTAAATCAACGATGGGTGTTATCTTAGAAAACACTCGCAAATCATTATTGTCTGAATCTGTTGCAGGCACAACTACAGCTGGTAACATCGCTACATTAAACCGTGTGATTCTTCCAGTTATCCGTCGTGTTATGCCAACAGTTATTGCTAACGAGCTAGTTGGTGTTCAACCAATGACTGGCCCAGTTGGTCAAATTCACACTCTACGTGTTCGCTACGCTAACAGCGTAACTGGTTCTGACTTCCCATACGGTGGTGGCGGTGCCGGTGATGTTACAGGCGGAGAAGAAGCATTGTCTCCATTCAAGATTGCACAAGCATACTCAACAGTACGTTCAGACGCTACATCAGCTTCTGGTTATACTGGTGCTCCAACAGCAAACTTGGAAGGTAACGGCGGTAAACAAATCAGCGTACAAATCTTGCGTCAAGCTGTTGAAGCTAAGTCACGTAAGTTGCAAGCACGTTGGACATTTGAAGCTGCTCAAGACGCTCAATCACAACACGGTATTGACGTTGAAGCAGAAATCATGGCAGCTTTGGCACAAGAAATCACTGCTGAAATTGACCAAGAAATTCTATTGTCATTGTCAACATTGGCTTCTACAGAAGCAACATACAACCAAGCTACAGTATCTGGTACAGCTACTTTCGTTGGTGACGAACACGCAGCATTGGCAGTTTTAATTAACCGCGTTGCTAACTTGATCGCTCAACGTACACGTCGCGGTGCAGGTAACTGGGCAGTTGTAAGTCCACAAGCATTGACAGTATTGCAATCTGCAACTACTTCAGCTTTTGCACGTACAACAGAAGGTACTTTCGAAGCTCCAACAAATACAAAATTGGTTGGTACATTGAATGGTGCAATGCGTGTTTTCGTTAACACATATGCAGCAGACAATACACCAGTTCTAGTTGGTTACAAAGGTTCTAGCGAAACAGACGCAGCAGCATTCTATTGCCCATACATTCCATTGATGAGCAGCGGTGTTGTATTGGATCCAGGTACATTCGAACCAGTCGTATCATTTATGACACGTTATGGTTATATCGAATTGACAAACACAGCATCTAGCTTCGGCAATGCTGCTGACTACTTGGGTGAAATTGCGATGTCTAACATCACATTCCAATAATCAAGGAATCAAAACTTTTATTCTCATCGGGATGGGAAGTTACAATTAGGGAGACTAAGGTCTCCCTTTTTGTTGGCACTACAGGAAGCTATTGTCAAAAAATGATAAATAAATGATAAGATAATATTTGGGACCATACATGGCAGTTGATGCATTTAATTCAGTAGGTGGATATACAGTAGGAATTCCTCCAATACCTATTATAGACGCTAACGGAAATTTAACAGTAAACCAAGCAAACATCGGTAATGTTACTATTAGCGGTGACCAAGTTGTTACTGGTAACATTGTAGCTAATACTTTTATTGGTAGCTTCAGTGGTAATATTTCTGGTAACTTAATTACTCCAGGCTTAGATGGTTGGGTATTGTTCAATGAAAGTGGAGCAGCATCATCTAGTAGTGAATTTACTTTTAATCCTACCGGTGCATTACTAACAGTTACCGGTAGAATAGAAGCAAGTTCATTTACTGTAGGCACAGGTGTAAATGAATTTTCAACAACAACCGTTGTAATGGCAACTACTTTTAGTAGTGCTGCTGGACAAGTATTGCATTCACAACATGCAAATGCAATTTGTTCAGTTGACTATACAATCATTGCTACTGATACCACTGCTAACACTAGACAAACTAGCAAATTATTTGCAAGTGTATTAGGTACTGAAGTTGGATTCTATGAATATGGTACAATTGATGTTCCGCAATCTAGCCCAGGCGTTGCTGACTTCTCAGTTGTATATGATGGAACAAGTAATGTAAATTTAACAGTAAATCCAATGTCTTCAGATACTATCACTTACAAGATAATGGTAACAAGCTATAAAGAATAAGGACAAGAAAAATGGCGATTAGACTCTTTAACTCAGTTGGTGGCTACTCAGTAGGCGAAACCCCAGCAAATGTGATCTTAGCGAATAGTGATATTACGCTAGGTTATGTAGTTTCATCAACTCTGCCAGGCAATGCAAACATCTATTTGTCAGCGGGCAATGGTAATCTCTACACAACTAGATTATTAACTGATAACTTACTACATGCTAACGGAGTTGCATGGGACTTCTTGCAAGCAGGTGGTTCTACCGGTCAATTACAATTTAACAACGCCGGTGATTTAGGTGGCAGTGCTAACTTGACATTTGATGGTACCAATTTATTAACATTAACCGGTACAGGTAACATCACTAATCTTAACTCAAGTGGCAACGCTAATGTTGCAAACTTGAATGCAAATGGTACAGTTAACTTTACTAGTTCTGCGAACGTTACATTAGGTCCCGTTTCAAATATTCACATTAGTGGTGGTAGCACAGGCTACGTTCTACAAACAAATGGTTCAGGTGCATTAACTTGGGTAAGCCCAAGTAGTGTTGGTATCGGTGGTTCTAACACACAAGTTGAATTTAATGATAATGGTTCATTTGCTGGTAGTGCTAACTTTACCTTTAATAAAACATCTAATACATTAGCTGTCGATAACATTAACTTGGTAGCAACTGGTACTGCTAACTTAGGTAACTTAGTAATTGCTAACTACCATCAAGGTACATTAACTACTGGTGCACAACCTAATATTACAAGTGTTGGTACATTAACAAGTTTAACTGTTACTGCTAACGCAAACTCTGGCAACATATATACAGGTAACGTAAGTGTAACAGGTGCTGTATTGAGTTCATGGATACCTGCTACAAACAACACTTATGATTTGGGTAATAGCTCAAGTGCATGGCGTAACGTTTGGGCTGGCTCTAACATCTTTATTGGTGGTTCTACTGGATACATTAGAGCAACCGGTAACGTAATTAAAGTTGATGCATTCCAATCAGCAAACAATGCTAACGTTGGATCATTGACAGTTCAAGGTGCTACACAATTGAATAGTGACTTGACAGTTCAAGGTAATTTAACTGTAGCTGGTTCAACAACATACTTAAACGTAACTAACTTAGCAGTTGAAGACTTATTAATTGATATTGGTGGTTCTGGTAACGGAGCTAACTTGACTAGCTATGATGGTAAAGATCGTGGTTTGTTATTACATAATTACGACTCACATAATTTAACAGGTCCAATCAATCAAGCATGGATTTGGAGTTCAGTAAACAATGAATTCCGTGCTATCGCTGATGTATTAAGTATATCAAGTGGTGTTGTAACACCAAACGTATATGCTAACATTCATGGTTTAACTTTCATTGGTAATGTTAATGCTACAACAGTTGCAGGTAACTTAACTACCAACGCACAGCCAAACATCACTAGCGTAGGTACATTATCAAGTTTAACTGTTTCAGGAACATTTATTGCTAGTGGATTGACATATCCAACTACCGATGGTACTTCTGGTCAATTCTTGAAGACAAACGGATCGGGCGTACTATCTTGGTCTACTGTAAGTACAAGTAGTATTACTAATGGTACAAGTAACGTAAACGTTGCAGCAAGTGGTAACGTAACTGTCACTGCGGCAGGAAACACAACTGTAACTATTACTCCAACTGGTGCAAACATAACTGGTTATGCTAACGTTACCGGTACTATTACTGCAAACAACGTTACTGCTAACACTATAACTGGCATTAGTCTTGTTACTGGCAACTCAACACAGGGTGCAACTACTGTAACAAGTTCAAGTACATCAGCTAAAATTCTTGCAACTTTCCCAGTAACTGGAATCAACGGTGTTGAATATTTTGTAAAAGGTGTTGATACTAATTATAAGTATACTATTGCTAAGATTCATGCGGTTACTGATGGTGCAAACGTAGACTGGGATGTATTTGGTGGAATATCTCTCTCATCTGGTGTAGGTGCTGCAGGTGGACAGTTTGTGGTAAGTATCGCATCAGGAAATATTCAAATAGCAGTGACACCGTCTAGTAGTAACTCTACTACATGGACAACTAAGTATACAACAATCTAAAATTTAGGGTACCATGGGAATCAAAAAGTTTAATGCCGTCCAGGGGTTTTCAGTAGGTGAAACAACCATTTATGATGTTGTTGACATTAACGCCAACGTTTCTGCAAATAACCTAACTGTAACTGGTACGACAAACTTAGGTGCAATTAGTAACCTTACAATCACCGGTGGTAGTGCTGGGTATGTATTAAAGACAAATGGCTCAGGTGTACTATCTTGGGAAAATCCACTTGATGTAGGTGTTACAGGGTCAAACACACAGATCCAATTTAATGACAATGGTGCGTTTGGTGCCAGTGCAAATCTAACATTTGACAAAACTTCAAATACATTAACAGTTGATAAGATTGTAGCGAACGGTGCAAGTTTAACTAGTTTAAATGGTGCTAATGTTACTGGTACTGTAGGTAATGCAAATTACGCCGCATACGCAGCAAACGTAACGGGTAGAACACAATCTAATATCACATTAGTTGGTACATTGGCTAACTTGAATGTTAGTGGTAACATTAGCTCAGGTGGTAACTTAACTTCTGCAAACGCTAACTTAGGTTATATAGCAGTTGCATCATACTTCTACGGTGATGGTAGTAACCTGTCTGCTATCTATGGAC